CTGAATGCCTCTTCCCTCAGGGTTAACCCTAGGCCAAGCCCTAGATACCTTAATTACTCCAGGCACTGTGTTTATATACAGTATCTACTCTCTCTATATAGATAGGGGAGACCTATTCCCCCATTTTGGGCTATATATAGGCAGGAACGGGCTAGAAGGGGGGAGGGGGGAAATTTTTTATAAAAAAGAATTTTTGCATGGCCCTCTCCGACGCTACTGTAGAAATTCAAATTTAGACTTTTGCCTTCTAATCCATATTGCATTTCTCGTAGAAAAACGAAACTGCGTTTCTCGCTATATAGGATTTTTCAAATTTAGGGTTTATACTCTCTATATAGGAAAATGAGCCTTTTAGGGAAATATGAAGCTAGACAGTAAGTTAATTGAAGGTTTTGTCAGAGTGTTTCTTGCGCCCCGTATGGATGCTCTAAAGGCTATTCCTGCGTTTCACCGTGTTCTATGGGATGATTTCTGTTCTGACCATAAAAGAGTGGCTATTGCCGCCCCCCGTGGAACTGCCAAAACAACCGCAGTGACTTTCTCTTGCACCCTCGTTTCTGCCCTATTTAAGCAAAATGACTTCATCGTCCTGGTGTCTAAGACTGAAGGACAGGTAGTTCGCTTCCTAGCCAACATCAAGGCAGAGCTGCTTGCTAACCAAGAGTTACGTGAGCAGTTTGGAGTATCCCGCCTAATCAAGGATACCGAGGCTGAAATTGTCGTGGAAATGAAAGACGGCAGCCAGTTCTGTATTATTGCCAAAGGTTCTGAGCAGGAAGTCCGTGGTCTTCAATGGAACGGTAAACGCCCTAATCTGATTATTATTGACGATGCCGAGGGCGCAGAGCAGGTAATGAACCCCCAACGACGTGAGAAATTCCGTAATTGGCTAATGAATGACCTACTGCCTTGCGGCTCAGAATACTGCAAGATACGAATGGTGGGTACTGTATTGCATATGGACTCAGCCTTAGAGCGACTCCTAAAAGATTCTACCTGGGTCTCTAAGCGGTTTGAGGCACACAATGAAGACTTTACCGAGATACTATGGCCTGAGAAGCTATCCCGTGAGGTTTTAGAAGAAATCCGCCAAGGATACATTAACCAAGGAAACCCCGATGGCTATAGCCAAGAGTACCTTAATAAGCCTATTGACGCAGAAAACGCCTATTTTCATAAAGATGACCTTATTCATTCCGACACTCCTGAGTATTTGGAGTATTACGCTGCTGTTGACTTTGCTATTACCAAGAAGACTAAGAGCGACTACACCGTTATTGCGGTGGCGGGGATTGACCAAGAAGGACTAATGCACGTCGTAGACATCCGTAGAGGACGTTGGGACGGCTTTGAGATTATTGAAAATATGTTTTGGGTGCAGGAAAAGTATGAGCCTAACCTGTTTATTGCCGAAAAAGGGCAGATTAAACATACCCTAGATGCCTTCCTCAATGCCGAGATGGTCAAACGTGGGATGTACATTAACCTACACGCAGTGACTCCAAAGGTTGATAAAGAACAAAGGGCGAAGCCACTCCAAGCTCGAATGAGGGCTGGAGGAGTCCGGTTTAATACTGAGAGGAAATGGTATCCTGGATTAGTAGATGAGTTGTTAGTGTTTCCCCGTGGACAGCACGATGACCAAGTAGATGCCCTAGCCTATATCGGACTAGCTTTAGATAAGGTCATAGTTGCCCCTACTAACGAAGAAAGATGGGAAGAAGAGTACCAAGAAGAGTTTGGCAATACCTATGAATCTACAGGGGAAGGCAGGGGATTCTTCACAGGTTATTAGACAAACCTATTGACTGTATAATAACAATCTGTTATTTTTCTTTAAAGAATTCCACAAGGTAAACAATGAAACTAGAAACTCTACTCAGTTCTCCAAATATCGCTGCTGAAATGGACGCTGGGGAGTTATCCTCACTAGGCTTTAAGTTGATGGACGAGATTAACCTCGACCTAACATCACGCCTAGATTGGGAAGACCGCAATGAGAAAGCCAATAAACTCGCTCTGCAAGTTGTAGATAAAAAGACTTTCCCTTGGCCTGGTGCTTCTAATGTTAAGTTTCCATTGATTACGATTGCTGCTATGCAATATCATAGCCGAGCATATCCATCCCTTGTATCTAATAACGAAGTAGTTAAGTGTAAAGTTTACGGCTCAGACCCAACAAACGACTTACACAAGCAAGCTCAACGTATTTCGACCCACATGACTTATCAGGTTATGGAAGAGGACGAAGGTTGGGAAGAGAACACAGACCGCACATTGCTAGTCCAAGCTATTGCTGGCACTGCAATCAAGAAGTCATACTTTGACTCAATCAAAGGTCACAACGTATCAGAACTTGTACTGCCTAACGACTTTATCGTTAACTACTACACGAAGTCTATTGTAGATAGCCCACGAGTATCTCAACGCATCTTCTTGTCTTCTAATGACTTGCATGAGCGTCAGGCACGTGGCATCTTTATTACCCCTGAAACAGAAGTTCCTCCAACGCAGGTTAGCAGTAATATGCTTAATCAGGCAAAGCAACAAGCTCAAGGTGTTTATCAGCAGACTGATGACCCAGATACTCCATACGAGTTCTTTGAGATGCACTGCTGGATGGACTTGGATGAAGACGGTTACAAAGAGCCGTACATTGTATTTATCCGTAGAGACACATCAAAGATTTACCGTATCGTAGCCCGTTACTTTGAAAGCTCTATTGAGCGTCGTGACGACAAGATTGTCCGCATTAATCCTGAAAAATACTTTACCAAGTACGGGTTTATACCTAGTCCTGATGGTGGATTCTATGACCTAGGATTCGGTACATTACTTGGCCCACTAAACGATTCTATTAACACGATTGTTAACCAGTTGATTGATGCTGGCACAATGGCTACCACAGGTGGTGGCTTCTTAGGGCGTGGCGTTAAGATTAAAGGTGGCGATTACACATTCAAGCCACAAGAATGGAAGCGTGTAGATTCAACTGGCGACGACTTACGTGCTAACATATTCCCACTACCAACCCGTGAGCCTTCAGCAGTTCTATACCAATTGCTGCAACTGCTCATCAATTACGGTGAGCGTATTGCGGGTGCAACCGACATTATGACTGGTGTTTCACCTGGTCAAAACACTCCTGCCGAAACAAGCCGTAACACTGTCGAGCAAGGAATGAAAGTATTTAATGGTATCTACAAGCGTACTTGGAGAGCCATGAAGGAAGAGTTCCAAAAGCTCTATCGTCTAAACCAATTGTATCTCCCACCGGAGAGCATCGAGTTTGAGTACAACAATGAGATGCAATTCATCTCACCTGACGATTACATCTTGGATGTCAAATTAATCAAGCCTGCTGCAGACCCTAACGTTGTTTCAGATAGCCAACGTCTAATGCAAGCACAATCCGTAGCACAGTTAGCCGCACAAGGCGGTGGTTTCAATACCTATGAAGTTAATAAGCGTTACTTAGAGGCACTCAAAGTTCCAGGAATTGACCAAATTCTTCCTGACCCAACAGGCCCTAACGCTATCCCACCTCAACCAAATTACAAGTTTGAAATTGAGAAGATGAAGAACGAAGAAAGAACCGTTAACCATCAACTTAAATTTAAGCTCGGCCTTGCCAAGTTAATGTCTGAAGCAGAACTTCAGCAGGCTAAGGTAACAGAATTGCAAGCAAAATCCGTAAAACTTCTCGAAGAAGCCGACGAGATGAAGAATGGACACGCTATTGCAATGTTGCAAACCGAAATTGGAGCGAAGAAGGCTCACATGGACGGTATTATGAGGTCAATCGAGTTAATGCGGGATTTACAGAAAGATACCGCAGACACAACAAAGGGAATAGGAAATGAATCAAGCGGAATATCAGGATTGGAAGCTACACCCAATAACAGTTGAGTTTTTTTCTCACCTGAAGAAGGCAAAGCAGGAAACAATGGAGAGTTGGGCTAATCGTCAGTTTTCAACTGATGGGGACAATCAATTTGCTTTAGGTGGTATTTATGCCATCAATCAAATTATTGACTTAGATTATGCAGATATTGCAGGGGAATAACAATGACAGTAGAAAATACGAGTGGATGGGTTCCAACGGGTCATCGCATCCTTGTAAAGGTTGACCAAGTTGAACGAAAAACGCAATCTGGGATTATTATTGCAGACTCTTACGCAGACAAAGAGCAACTTGGACAAGACGCAGGAACAGTTGTCGAAGTTGGGAATACTGCTTATGCCGACCAAGACTATCCATGGTGTACAGTCGGAGACTACATCAAGTTTGGACGTTATGCTGGTCAAATCATCAAAGTCACAAAAGACGACTTAACAGTAGAAGAATACCGAGTAATTAATGATTTAGACGTAGCATTAGTAAAAAAAGGAGAAGTAAATGAGTGAAGAACTAAACCAAGTAACAGTAGATGACTTAACCCCATCAACTATGGAAGCAGATGTGCAGTCTGAAGTTACACCTGAAGTTGACGAAGAGACTTTAGCCGAAGCCAAGCGTCAAGGATGGGTTCCACAGGAAGATTACAACGGCCCTGAAGATAAATGGGTTGATGCAGATACCTTTGTTAAGAAGGGTAAAGAGATTAATGCCCTATTGCGTAAGGACAATGAATTCCTAAAGCGTGAAGTATCTGAAATGAAGTCCACAATGATGGAATTCAAGAAATTTCATGCCGATACAGAAAAGCGTGCCTATGAGCGTGCAATGTCTGACCTTCGTGAGCAAAAGAAAGAAGCTATTGCTGCAGGAGACGGTGAAAAGGTGCTACAAGTTGATGATGCTATCGACGAACTTAAAACCGCCCGTAAAGAAGATAAGATTGCTGCCCCAAGTCAAGCTATTGACCCAGCATTCATCTCATGGCAAGAAGATAACCGTTGGTTTGGTAAAGATACTGAGTTAACTGCAGAAGCTAATTTAATTGGCGAAGTGGTAAAACGTCAGAATCCTACCTTAATTGGTACAGAATTCTTGGATGAAGTAACAAAGCGTGTAAAACGTATGTATCCTGAAAAGTTTACAAATGCCAACCGCAGTAAGCCTAATCCAGTAGAAGGTTCTACAGCAAAACCATCAGGCCCACGTGGAAAAGGCTTTGCTGACTTGCCACCGGAAGCAAAATCAGCTTGCCAAAAGTTTGAAAAGCAAGGTTTAGTAACAAGAGAACAGTACATCAAAGAATATTTTGGTGAATAAGTATTGTTTTTATCTAGTAATTACACATAAAATCAGTTAGGAGTAATATAATGTCAAGAGTAAGAAAAGAGCAAAGTAATTCTGATGTACAGGTTAGGTCTGAGGCTGACCGTGAAACCGAGCAGGTTCGCACACAAACCCAAAGACCAAGACGGAATTCGATTGGTACACCAAAATTATCTTTGGCAGTTCAAAATGATATTCCTGGGTATCATCTATGCTGGATGAATGACGATGGAAACGTTGAGAACGCAGTAAATAGCGGCTATGAGTTTGTTACACGAGGTGAGACTGAGTTAGTATATGGAATTACTCCATTAAATGTCGACCTAGCGGACAAAATCAAACAAAAGGTAGGAACTAACGAAGCAGGGCATCCCCTGTACGCTTATTTGATGAAAATCAAGCAAGAATGGCATGAGGAAGATATGGCCGAAATTGCAAATGAAAACAAGCGTATTGAAGAAGCCATTGCTGGTGGAAATATTAATGGTTCTGATGGTCAAGATGGGCGTTATACGTCTAATATCTCGATTAAACGGACTTAATTTAACTTTATTTGGAGTATTAAATGGCAAACTTAAACGCCCCAATGGGATTCTCTCCCATTATTTATGGCGGTGGTGCTGCAAGCAACCAACAAGTACGTACATACTACATTCCATCAAGTGATACCTCTGCGTATTACATTGGTGACGTAGTTAAGACTATTGCTGGTTCCGATGCAAACGGTATCCCTGCTGTTGCAAAATGTGCCTCCGGTAACACCCCACGTGGTGTAGTCGTAGGTGTAGTAAACCCTAACCCAGGCAATCCATCAATTCAAGGTGTAACCCTTGACCTGACAATTACTGGTATCCCTGCAACTAAGTCTAGTGCTTATTATGTTTTGGTGAACGATGACCCACGTCAAGTGTTCGAAATCCAAGGCGATGGCACAACATTCGTAACAACTGACGCTAACAAGAACGCATCCTACACTGTAGCTGCTCCTTCTTTGTCTAGCCAATTGTCTGCAACTGTATTGACTGCACCTGCAACAACTAGCACGCTCCCATTGAAAATTTTGGGTTATCAACAAGCAATTAGTAATAGCATTGGGCCATATGCCAATTTTATTATTCAATTCAACCAACACGAGCTTGCCACTGGCACTGCTGGCGTTTAATTAGGAGAATATAATGGCTGGTGTAATTACAACTGGTTCGTTTCCAAAAGCCCTATGGCCTGGTATTAAAGCCTGGTGGGGTCGTTCATACAACGAACATCCTGTAGAATATACAGACCTTTTTGATACAACTCAATCTGACAAGAACTACGAAGAGTATGTCCAAGCTACTGGCTTTGGATTGGCTCCACGTAAGACACAAGGTTCTGGCGTTTCTTATGATTCCGAAGTTCAAGGGTTCGTAACACGTTTGACCAACGTTGCTTATGGTTTGGGTTATATCGTTACTCAAGAAGAATTAGCTGACAACTTATATGAAGTTGTTTCTAAGCGTCGTGCTGCTGCAAATGCTTTCTCTATGCGTCAAACCAAAGAGAACGTAGCTGCTGCAACCTACAACAACGCTTTTGACAATTCATATGCTGGTGGTGACGGTGTTTCATTATTGAACGCTTCTCATCCAAACACTTCAGGTGGTACTTTCTCTAACTTGTTAACTGTTGCAGCTAACTTGTCTGAGGCAGCTATCGAAAACTTGATGATTCAGCAGATGTTGGCAACGAATGACCGTGGCTTACGTATCAATTTGATGCCTAAGAGCTTAATCGTTCACCCAAGCAACTGGTTTGAAGCTAACCGTATTTTGAAGTCTGTATACTCATACAACACAGGTGTTAACCCTCCTGGAACTGCATCAAACGCGGTAAACGTATTGAACGCAACTAATGCCCTCCCAGAAGGCATTAAGATGAATCACTATCTGACCTCTACTAAAGCATGGTTTATCCGTGCTCAAGTTCCAACAGGTACTGGTATGATTCACCAAGAGCGTCAAGCGATTACTTTCGACCAAGACAATGACTTTGACACCATGAATGCCAAAGCTAAGTCTTATGAGCGTTATGCGTTTGGATGGGGTGACCCACGTGCATTGTGGGGTACTCCAGGAGCCTAATAGCTCGTCACGTGAGTAGGAATCCCCCTAGTTACTCAAAAAGTTTCTAGGGGGTTTTTTCTCTAACTTAAAGGATACGAATATGCCAAACAAAAAATTACGTGATGGTCAACCAATCGGAATGGGCGTTACTGCTCCTTACGGCGCTAAAAAGCCACAGAAAACGGCTGGTAAAACACCTAAACAACCAACTAAAGCTCCAAAGCCTAAAGGTGGTTATTAATCATGGCTAAGGACATTAAAGTTCAAATTCTAAATGATGGTTATAGAAATACAACCGTCAAAATTAGTGGCTATGTTAACGCTGAAGACTACACAAATCAGTCTATCGTTAATGCAGCAACATTAGACCAAATTGATGCTCAAGGCAGTAAAGCTGGCTCTTTACGTGTTACAAGAATTAATTACGACATTGAAGATGCTCTACAAGTAGACTTAATTTGGGGCGGTGGTACACCTGCAACACTTTGGAATGCTACAGGTCGTGGTGAAATGGAAGGTCGTGATTTTGGTGGTATTACCAACAATGCTACAACACCAAATCAAACCATTTTATTGACTACAACTGGTGGTGGCGTTGCAACCACTAATTTATCTTTTTCTATTGTTTTAGAAATTGTAAAGGCGAGTTAATATGCAACACGCAATCAGCAACGCAAAAGAAATACAGTTTATCGCCACAGTTATTCGTGCCGATGGAACTGTAGAGGAATTAGGCGTGGTTGATTACTGGCATAAGAACCCAATTAAACGAATCATTTGGAGATTTAAAAAATGGCTACACTCCTAGTAAACACAGGAAAAGCCGTTGTTACTAACCGTATTAATGGTAGCGGTACTACTCCCCTTTATGTAGCATGGGGAACTGGTGCTGGTACTACTGCGGCAACTGACACGACTTTATTTAGTGAATCTGCATCTCCTGCTTCTCGTGCTACAGGTACAGCCACTCAACAAACAACCTCTACAACCAATGACACATTTCAAGTTATTGGTACATTGACTTCCGGTACATCTCAAACCATTACCAATGCTGGTACGTTTGATGCTATAACGGTTGGTAACTTGTTTGTAAAGGGTGACTTTACAGGTATTGCATTAAGCAATGGTGACAGTATTCAATTTACTGTAAAAGTACAATTTAGTTAAAAATGGCAATAAATGGGTCTAGTGTAAATAGAGTCGCAATTAATGCAGAAGATACGATAACTCTTACTCCTACATTAACGGCAACATCTACAAGCACTAGCACCATCTCTAAAGTTTTAAGTTATCTTAAAACATTCTCAGTAACATCAGCTACTACAGCCACAATAAGCAAATTACTTACCCTTTTTAGAACATTATCTGCCTCAGCAACATCCACAGCGACAATTAGCAGGTTATTAACCCTATTTAAGACGTTAACGGCAACAATCGTTTCATCTACGGCAACTTTAATCAAATTACCTGGAAAGCTATTAACCGTAGCTTCTACTACAACATCTAGCTTTATAAGGGCAATTAGCAAGTCTTTAGACCTTGTAACTGAAATGTCAGTAGTAATTCTCACAGAAAGTACTTTTTACCTTATCCTTTTATCTATTACAGAGGCTACGGTAATAAGCATTCAAAAGGCTATAGCGGTCACCAAATCGGCTGCTAGTACCACAACAGCATCTTTATTCAAAAGTGTCCCTAAAGCCCTATCTGTGGTCAGTTCATCAACCGCCACATTTATCAAATACATAGGGAAAACCCTAAGTTACATCTCTACTAGCACAGCTACCGTAATTCGTACATTTATCCTAGGTGTAATCCTATCCGTTACATCAACCACTACCGCAACAGTAGGAAAATTAATTAATAAGTTATTTGTCGTTGTTTCCAATACTACAGCTTCACTATTTAAGCAAATTAATAAGCTATTGAGTGCAATTTCAGCTACAATAGCAACATTACTTTCTGAGTTTTTCCCTAGATTAGGGGCAGTAATTCGATATACTTTTACTGCTGACTTTAGAGACAGGGTAACAGAGCTTTATAAAGAACGGTTGAGCGTAGTACAATTTAAAGACAGATTAGTTGACTTATACAAGCAACGAACTGTCCTTGCAAACACAAGCAATAAAAAGGTTCAAAAATAATGGCGCAATTTAGCTACAAGCTCACCACAGAATCGGAGTTGTTTAGCTTCGACTTTAATCCCGTTCTAAATACTGGCGAAACACTAACTACTGGTACTTGTACTGCTATTACCGCCCAAGGAACTGACCCTAACCCATCTGCAATTTTGACAGGTAGTGTTAACCTAAATCTTGGCAAAGCAACTCAACGAGTCATTGGTGGTGTAGCAGATAACATTTATCGCCTAATTATGACTTGCACAACTAACCAAGGTAATACCTATACTTGCTTAGGTGACATCCCAGTTTATTCTCCAACAGAGGTGTAAATGGGACACGCTGACTTTCTACGGAATGGTGATTACAACGCAATTTGCGATGCCTGCGGTCATAAATATAAGTTTTCTACATTAAGACTTAGATGGGATGGCTTGTGGGTATGTAGTTACGATTGGGAAATTCGTCAGCCTCAAGACTATTTAAGGGGAATCCCAGACAATATGTCCGTCCCCGTTGCTCGTCCGCAACCACCGGATACTTTTACCGTTATTACAGCCACTTATCCATTAGTAAATGGATTTGCGGTTGACAAACTTACACTAGGATAATATATGGGCCGTCCTTTATACACCAACAACGCAGCCTCTGCATTAGCAGCAGGAATTACCAGCACTCAAACTACTATTCAAGTTCAGGATGGCATGGGAGCATTATTCCCAACTCCTGTAGGTGGAGACTATTTTTACGTGACTGTGACCAGTATCAGTTTAGGTGGTGCTTTTGAGATTATGCAATGTACCGCACGTTCAGGTGATACCCTGACTGTTGTTCGTGGTGCAGAAGGTACAAGCGCACAAGCCTTTAACATTGGTGATAACGTCCAGTTGCGTATTACTGCGGCTGGTATGAACTTCCTAACAGGTCAAGCAGTAATCTCTACTGAAGAAGAGACGCAGACTGCCACCCAAGGGCAAACAGTATTCACATTAGTAAACTTTGACTATGCCACTGGAACTAACAACTTAGCCGTATTTGTAAATGGCTCTAAACAAGTATCAGGTGTTAATTATTCAGAAACTAATGTAAATACAGTTACCTTTAATACAGGTCTTAATGCTGGTGATATTGTTGAATTTTTGGTTGGTGTAAGCGTTGCTGCAGGCACATTATTTGCTAATGATGTTCTTTACAATGAAGGTTCTACAGGAGCAGTTACAAGAACTGTTGAAAAGAAACTTCAAGAATCCATATCTGTATTAGATTTTGGTGCAGACCCTACAGGCGTTGCAAATAGTTCAACAGCATTTCAAAATGCTATTAATGCTTTATCTTCTGATGGTGGAACAATATTAGTTCCTACTGGAACATACTTGTTAAATACAACTCCTACATGGGGTACAAAATCAATATTTTGGGATATTAGCGTTGCTGCAAATTTTACTGGTTCAGGTGGTGGCGCAGGCAACTTTCCAATTATGGCAACCAATAATGGTCAATTAGCTGTTGGGCCGTTTATCCAATCTCAATCTTCTGAGCCGGGTTCTACTGGTGGTGGTATTGCTGCATTTAACGTAGAAATGCTACAGCCTGACGATTATGTAGGTCAAAGTGTTGCTTTATATGCTGGAGCAATTAGTGATGCTCCTGATGCTGCATCAAATGTATGGTCTATTAATACTGTTCTTCAAGCAAATGTAAACGCTGGCGGTATTTTTACTGGCTATGAAATGGATGTTAATAATTTTTCTCCAACAGCCTATGTAAAAGGTTTAAGTATTACTGGTTTAGGTACTTACAATCCTGACATTGGTATTGAAATTGTGCGTGTTACTGGAACAAGCTGGAAAATTGGGCAGCTTATTCAAAATTCAAATGATGCTTTAGTTATTAACAGTCAAACAGGTGGTAGAGGAATTGTTATTAATCCTCCAGGTTCTGCTGCACTTACGGTTACCAATGTTGCTTTAACATTAAAACAATTTTCAAACAACAGCGAAACTATTTTATTGCAAAGAAGTACAGATACATCGCCTACAGGATATTTTTTAAGAGCAGTAAATGCGGCAAATAGCGCAAATCTACTATTAATTGATGTAGATGGCAATATAGGTGGTAGCGGTTTGCAAGCATTTGGTTCTGCAAGCGGTCTTCCTAATACTGGAGTTTGCATTTCGGGTGAAACTTCAGGCACTGCAAGTTCAGGTGGTGGTAGCGCAGCTCCAGGAGCAGTATCTGGTTACATAGTAATTAAAGTATCTGGGACAAATAAAAAAATACCTTATTACAACGTATAAAAATGAAAACAATTAAATTAGAATTTACTCAGGAAGAATTGTTAGTTTTAAATAATGCTTTAGTTAATTTGCCTTGGAAAGAGTCAAATGGATTAATAATTAAAATTAATGAACAAATTAAAAAACAATTTGACCAATCAAAAGATTTAAATTCTGAAATAGGAAATAATTAATGGCTAATATGCTTTTCGCAAATAACTGTAATACTACTTTAAATGGTGGTATTACTGCTATAGCAACTTCAATGGTTGTTACATCTGCGACAGGCTTTCCAATTCCTACAGGCTCACAATATTTCTATTGCACATTAGCTGATGCAGCTACTCAAACAACTATTGAGATTGTTAAAGTAACTGCAGTATCAGGGACAACATTTACTATTGTTCGTGGACAAGATGGAACTACAGGAACTATATTTGCTTCAGGTGCTGTGGTATCTCTTCGTTTAGTTGCAGCTTCTTTAAATGACTTTCCAAAGCTAGATGAAGTAAATACATTTACTGGATTAATAACCGCTTCAGGTGGAGTAGCGGGAGCATTAAATGGTACAGTAGGTGCAACAACTGCTACTACTGGTGCGTTTACCACTGTTGCTGCTTCTACTAGCGTAACAACTCCTATTGTTCAAGCATCAAATTCAGGTGGTTTAGCACTTAAAAACTCAGGTGGCACTACCCAAATGAGTGTAGGTGCTGGCGGTGGGGACAATATGTCCATCAATGTTTCTACCAATTTAAACGGTACAAACGCACAAATTGACATCAGCCCTACTGGTACAGGTCATGTACACATAAACCCAACTGGTTCTGGTTCTGTTGAAATTAAGCCTACTAATGTAGGAACAATGGATAACATGACTATTGGTGCTACAACCGCTAAAAATGGTAGTTTTGTAGATTTAAGTGTTACAGGCACAACTAGCTTTGATGGCGCACAAGGAACAGCAGGCCAAGTATTAACATCTGCCGGAACAGGAAACACTCCTACATGGACTACTCCTACAACAGGGACGGTTACAAGCGTAACGGGTACTGCACCAGTAGTAAGTAGTGGTGGTTCTACTCCAGCTATTAGTATGGCAGCAGCTACTACCAGTGTAAACGGATACTTAACCAGTACTGATTGGAATACCTTTAACGGTAAAGCTCCTGCATTTACTTATACAACCAATTATGTTCCTTATGGACAAGGAACTACAACGCCTACACAATCGGCTAATTTAACTTTTGACGGAACTATCCTTACATCAACAGGATTTAGTGGCCCTCATAACGGAACTGTAGGCGCAACAACAGCAGCATCAGGAAAATTTACTACATTAGGTGCTACAGGAGTAGTTAATTTTGGTGTAGCAACTGGTACTGAATTACTTAATATTTGGTCAAATGGTAGAGCTTTTTCAACTTTAAGTCGTGCTGATACCAATGCTAATCCTCCTGTTTTTCAAATGCTTAAAGCTCGTGGAAGCCAAACAGCTAAAACTACCGTAGCAACTGGAGATTCATTAGGTCAAATTCAATGGTCAGGATATGACGGCACCACAGCTTTAACTTCAGGAACTATTAGCTGTGTAGCAGAAGGAGCTATTGCAACTAATAGTCTTGGAGCAGGATTATATTTTTATTTAACAACTGCTGGAGCTGCATCTAACACTTTAAAAATGACTCTTAATAATGCTGGTCAATTATTATTAGGAGCAACAGCTTCAGGAACATACAAATTAATTGTTGGTACTGATATTTTTATTAATGGCATAAATGTTGGTCTTGGTGGAGGCTCGTTATCTTCAAATACCAGTCTTGGTTCTTCTGCCCTAGGGTCAAACACCACAGGAACTCGAAGCACAGCTTTAGGATTTTTTGCTGGTTCAGTAAGTAATGCTTCATTTAATTGTTATGTTGGTTCTTATTCAGGCATATATAACACAGGACAACAAAATACTGGTATTGGGGATTTTGCTTTAGCGGGTACAAGTGGCTCATCTACAGGCGGTTCAAATACGGCTGTTGGACAATCTTCACAACAATTATTAACAACTGGCGGTAACAATAACAGCTTGGGAGTTAGCACATTATCTAATTTAACAACTGGAAGTTACAATGTCGCTGTTGGAGATTCATCATTAATTAGCGCTGTTACAACAAATTACAATACCGCCATAGGAGCATTATCCCTTAGAAGCTATACAGGAACAGGGATTAATGTCGCTGTAGGATTTCAGTCTCAATACACTTCTACTTCAGGAAGTTCTAATAGCTCTTTGGGATATGGAAGTTTATTTGCAAATTCCACGGGAAGCAATAACACAGCCATAGGTGAATCTTCTTTAGGTTCTACAACTGCTTCCAACAATACAGGTTTAGGTCATCAAGCTGGGACAAACATTACTTCAGGCTCTAACAATGTGTGTTTGGGCTATCAATCAGGTACTGATGCACTTGTAAATATCACTACTGCATCAAATATTGTTGTTTTGGGTAATAACAGTACAACTACTTTATATTGCAAAACATCTACAATTACAACATCCGATATACGAGATAAAACAAACATTAGGCCTGTATCTTTAGGGCTAGATTTTGTTAATAAAGTTAATCCAATTGCTTACAAATTTAAAACTTCAAGAGAAGATGATACGCCAGCAAGTCGTACTTATTTAGGTTGGTCGGCTCAAGATGTTTTGGCAAATCAAGGTGATGAAAATATAGTAGAAGATAGCGACCCTGATAATCTTAAAATGTCAGGTATGGATATGGTTGCTGTTCTTTGGAAAGCAGTTCAACAATTATCTGCGGAACTTGAAGTTCTGAAACAAAAATAAAGGATAAGCAATGACAACATTAATACCAAAATTTGATTTAAAAAATGGTAGTTCTACACCTTCAGGTGCAGTCAATAGGAATATTAACGAAAAACTTTCAGAATTTCTAAGTGTTCAAGATTTTGGTGCGGTTGGTGATGGTTCTACTGATGATACATCGGCTATTCAAGCTGCAATAAATGCAGTACATTCTAATGGTGGTGGTCAAGTTTATTTTCCTAGCGGAACATATAAAACTGGTTCTTTGACAATGTATGCAAACATTGCTATTCAAGGTGCTGGAACAGGACAAACAATTATTACCCCAAATTCTGCAGGAATAACTATATTTTCATTAATTGAAACTGCAATGTCTTATGTAAACATTAGTTTTTCCGATTTTCAAATTAATTGCGGAAGCACAGCAACTGTAGATGGTATTCATTTAACTTTATGTGAAACAACAGCAATAAAAAATGTTGGATTTTATGGGTGTGTAAATAACTTTATTTTAGATAGAGGAAGATTTCATACCATTACAGATTGTTTAAGTTCTGGTACATCATCATTACCAGCAGGAAGAATTAAAGTTTGGAGTTCAAGCGATACAGATTATATTTCTGTTGTAAATCTACAAAATTATATTGTTCAAAATATTGGAAACGGTACACAAGATAATAC